AGCTGGTTGTCTAAGAACGAATCCGGCGGGTCTCAAACATGGACTCGAACTCCGGATGCTGCTCTATGAGCAGTCGGGTGTAGCGGCTCGTGTAGCTGTTGTTCAGCTTGAAGTCGTCACCCTTAGTACTTATGAAGTGCTCCCAACGGATGACTTCAAAGAGCATCTTCATCCCTATCTTCTTACGGCCGGCTCTCTTAGCTTGGGCGGTAAGGTGGATCAGCTTCTCCATCACCTGTGGGTTCTTCCGGTAGAAGTCCCAGAACTTCTGATCAAGCGGTGAAGGTGGAGCGAAGAAGTCTAATTGCGTTCTCCCGCTGCGCTTTTGTGACCTTATAGCACTTGCTGTGTTCATGTGAACTTCCCCCGTTTAGTACTAATTATCAGTATGGACCTTTAGGCAATATTAGTCAATACTGAAATACAATAATCATGTGGATAACTTGGCCAGGTAGAAGAGGGCGAACTTCTCATTGCGTACCGGGCACATGCGCAACATGCCCAGACGTCTCAACCGGAGAAAGAGTTCTGTGACGTCTAGGACTACTGCGTCTCTGATGTTGTGATCCAGGTCCTGAGTGAGTTCGTTCCATTTTCGGTACAGGTCAAAGTAGACAAGCAGTCGTTCGCCAGCCTCACCAAGATTGGAAACGGTCCCGACGTAGCACGGCCAGAAGTTCTCGACTGCATGGTCAAAGTCTCCGTCGAGTACCTCCACAAAGACCGCGAGCTCTTCGTCGTACATCGGGACGTATCTTGCGACCTTGTTAATGATGTGGAGCGGGGTGTCAGGTGGCACTTCCAGCTTGCCGAAGCCTTCAGTCGCAAAGACGGTGAAGCGGTCTTCGTCAGTGATCGGCTGCAACGGCTGTGTAGCGAACAGCTCGGCCACTTGCTCAGCCAGCCGCAGCGTGTCGCGCTGCGCGTCCAACCACTCTCCATGAACAAAGCCCGCATCCAGACATCGTTGGGAGGCGATGAAGATGCGGGGCTTTGGTGGTTGTGGTTCTTGTTCCATATATATGAATTGGGCAGGCTAGTTGAGCTTGCAAAGGAGCCGCCTGCCCGTTGTAATTATCTCACATGCTGTTGAAGTCCGAAAATACGCGTAATGTCGCACAATCTATATTTTGCGATTATGCAGAACGGGGGTAGGGCGAGCTTTCCTGTGCCGCGAGGCTTTGTCAAGGGCTACCGGGCCATCACCGCTACCCCTGTTAGGCATATATATTATGCCACAATTGAACTTTTATGTTCTTGCTGCCCATCTATTTGCGGTGTCTGCAAGTTGATGACGAACACAGCTGCTACAAGCACCAAGACCATGAAGAGCAGCAGCGCGACGATGGCGTAGCCGAGAAGGCGCTTGAAGAAGCTCACGACTCCAACACCATCCTGACGATCTCCCGGGCGACTACTTCAGCTCGAGCCTGCATGTCGCTCGTGGTGTACTTGTCTTGAAGCTCTATGGCCTCGTGGTACCAGTCAATGAGCTTGTCAGAGACCTTTGCCTCTGGGCTGAGCCCAGTGATGGGCGGTTGTTCGTATCGTTCTGTCATATCACCTCCTTCGTATCCTGCGTGAATTTCCTATAAAAATGCGACTCCACCCGTTTCCAGAATCCATCAAGATCACGGTTTGTCAGCGCGTGATAGACATTGGCAGCCCTTTTTGCTTCCAATAGTTCCCGTTGTGGATCGTCTGTGCGATTGGAGGTACGGCCTTCAATAAAGCTGTGCTTGGCTATAGTGTCTAGTTCGGCACGTAGTCTCCGTTCATCGGTTGCTAGTTCTTTGTTCATATCACCTCCTTAGTGATTTCTAACTTGTTACTAATGCTGCGACAATGTATGCCAGGCTGGTCAGGCTGAACATCAGCTTTGGCCCTGGCGCCTTCATCGGCAGAGATACTGCTTGCAGCATCAATCCTATGATCAGCAGTTGATCTGAAGTCATAGGAACTCCCGTTGGCCGTCAATCATGTTCTCTATGGATCGCAGCCAGGCTTCATCCGTCGCGTCTGGCAGCTTGTGGCCGGCCAGGGCGCTGTAGTTCTTGAACTTCTCAATCGCATCGCTCATCTGCTTGGTGTCAACATCAGCCGTGGACAGCCAGAAGACGAGCGCACCGAGTTTGCTGTCGCGCTCGTACTTGAAGATGTCAGGGCTGAGGGCTTTGAAGAGCTGCTTAGCCTCTTCCACCGTGTAGCCGAACTGCATGCCGAAGTCAGCAAGCAGAAGGTGCAAGTAGGCGTTCTGCTTGCGCGTGCGCCCCTTGCGTACTTCCTTGATCTCAACGACAGCCTGCTTCTCTAGGAGCTTGCGCAGCTGAGTACTAGCCAGGACCGCCTCTTCAGATATGGAGGTGTCGTACTTCATGACGAAGCCTCTAGCAGTTCCGGGTTCTCGTAGATGTTGCCGATGACTTCGTCTATGAGCTCAATGTGCAATCTGGACGATGTGCCGGTCTTTTGGGCGGTGATGATATAGCTCGGTGCCGCGTAACTAACTACCCATACATGAGTGCTGTAGAAGGCTCGTACAATGTCGCCCTCGTATATCTCTACACCGTTCTTGTCTTTGAGTCCCGTGTACTGCATGAAGTCATTGGCATTCATAGTCGCGTGGTGAAGAATCGTATTCCCACCATTAGCGAGTTGACCGTGTTCAAACTGACTAAATACAACACCCAGCATGATGCTGTTCGGATAGAACATTTTGTGTGCCTCATCGTCCCACGCTCTGAACTTGATCTCACGCATCAGGTGCCTCCATGCCTTCTGCGGGAGCAGCTGGCTTGAACGCATCAAGCGCTTTCATCACGTCGTCGTACTCGTCCGTGAATACCTCAGTTGCTGGTACGCCGATCTTCTCGGTGAACCACGCGACGATCTCATCCCGGTCTTCTAGGCCGCTGAACGTGCGTGCGCGGCTCAATAGGAACCCAACCTGTGACGCAGGGATGTGCTTGCGAGTTGGTACTTCTACTGCAGCTGGCGCAGGGGGCGGGGCAGGAGCTGCGCGCTTTGGTGCTTGCGCCTTTGGTATAGGAGCAGCCGATACCGCCTCCGGACTGTGTTCGTCCGGATCGTCGCCCTTCTCGCTGATGTTGAACTGACGCATCAAGTAGTACTTGAGCGCCCCGGTTGCAGCCTTGTTGGCCGCCTTATCGCCGTAGTCAGATGCTTCGCCAGTCCAACGGACAGTGAAGCGTTCATCAGGCTTAGATGCGTTGACTACCTCGTAGTAGAAGTCAATCAGCGCATAGGTGCCTTTGGCGCCGTACTTGCTGACGATCTCGCGGCGGTCCTGCTTCTTTGCCTCTTGCATCCGCGGTATGACTACAACCTCGTACTTAGAGAACAAGGTGCGCAGCTTGCCGGCCACTGCGGCGTACTCAATGAAGTCAAACTTCTGTTCGCTGTTCCGGCCATCCTTAGCGACACTGCCAATCTCACCAGTTATTGCGGCCAACTTCTGATACAAGTTGAGCGTTCTAACGTCGTCTTGCTTATCTGCCATATATCTCCCTCCTGTTTACCTGTTTAGAACACCACCACACGCCAGCTCTTCTTGAACGGGTCGTATGCAAGTGGGTATGAAAAATCGTCCTCTACTCTTACATCTATACTCATGATGCCTTCACCACGTTTATCGCTGTTACTACGATGGCACCAAACACGAGCACGATGACGATGAGGAGCAAGTAGTCCCAAGGTGTCATCAGTTCGTCTTGCGCGACCTTGCCTTTTCCTCGCGGTAGAACCGGCGCAACTCTGCGCTTGCGTGGAGCGCTAGTGATATAAGCACTACTGCTTGGCTTATCCGCTGGTCGTTTTGGCGCTCGCGCTCGTACGCTACGTACCTTCTTAGGGCTCGCATGAACTCTGGTTCCGCTCTTACGGACAACATTGGTAGTTCCCCTGGTCCGCTTGGTTTTCGTTTTCGGCTTGGTACTAACCACTTTATTGCCATTTGTTGGTCCTTTCACTGACATGTAATGACTCCTTTGCATTTAGTATTACCATTTCAGTATGGACAATTTACACTAATAAGTCAATACTGAATTGCTGCAATCGTGGGCACTTATCCACAACCAAGTCCGACATGTGTCGTGACTGTGTGGCAGGGCTGTGTCTCGGCCAGCTGCCAAGTCGCATGATCGCCCCATAGCGCAGGAGCCGTCTTGCCAGGTCAGACGCCATGGAGCGCTGCTGCTCACACCGCTGCACTCGCAAGCTCCTGCCGCTTCCGGCGTCCATTGCCCATAAATCGCTCACGTTTTACTATGTAGACATGACACTTCCAGGACGGGACCGCGCAATCGTGACTGCCGTTGCTCGTTTTGGACAGATGAGTTCTAAGCACATCTACGAGCTCATCTTCAGTGACACCACACAGACACCGTGCGATAGAGCCCTTCGCAGGCTGACCGAGCAGCGCTATTTGCGGCGCATAGAACGGCGCATGGTTGGAGGCTTAAAGGGTGGCTCTGGCCAATACGTGTACCAGCTCGGCAACCGCGGATTCTTCTTGTTCAACGAGAAGGGCAAGAAGTACAACCCGGCTCGTGTAGTGAACTACCACTCCATCGCCATTGTTGATTGCTATCTGATTCTGCGCAGGCTAGAGCTGGCTCGGAAGCTGGAGATTGCCGGATGGACCACGGAGCCTGATTGCTGGGTAACCATTGAGCGCAACGAGCTGCACCCAGACATGTATGTGGAGCTTGCTGCCCCTAGGAGCGCCCGTGTGTGGCTAGAGATTGACATGGGCACAGAGGGCCAGAAGCAGCTCAAAGAGAAGCTGTCCCGGTACTGGCGGGCCTACAACGTCGTTGATGCGACTGAGTGGCCGGAGTTCCCCCTGGTGCTGTTCGTAGCAGTGGATGAAGAGCGCGAGCGTGAGCTGCGCTGGCTGATTGAGCAGGGCACGGAGGAGCAGCGCAAGTTGTTCCGAGTGACTACAAAGGATGCTCTAGGCGAGTTCTTCGTTTAGTGAGATAATGGGTGCATGACGACATATCGTCGCAGCAAAATCTATCTGCTATGGATACTTCTAAAAGGATTCTTGCTGACGGCGGTTGTAGTGGCTGCCGCGTATCTGATACGCCAGGAGATGCAGCCGCTCTCCTATCTGCTCCTGGTCGTGAGCTTCGTATCATTCATCGGGACATTGTTTCTGGCCTATGCCTATGTGAACACGTACATCACCGTTGATAAGGACTACGTGACTGTCTATACACAGGTGAGCGTGTTCGGTGTTCAGGCTACGCAGTGCGAGATGCTAGAAGTAGAAGATGTGCTAGTGAATCAGTCCGGCATCTTCCGCATAGCCTTTGACTTCGGGACCATTGAGATACAGACGGCCGGCACGCGGCCGAACTTCAAAGTCACGGAACTGAACCATCCGGGTAGAGCAAAGGCTCAGATTATAGGGTTATCCACAGGAAAATAGCCATTTCAGTATTGACTGAATACGAGAGAAGGCGCATAATAATAGTACAGCCATTGAGGGTTGGAATCTTAACAACTTAATAGGAGGGTAGATGCAATACATTGCAGAAGTGACGACTATGGGTGTTCAAGTCAAGGAGTACGACGGTTGGGCTTCATGGCCAAAGTTTAGAGTCTTTGATCATGAGCCAACAGACGAAGAGCTTGACGAACTAGCACAATCATAAGAAATGAGGAGGGTAGAATGAAAGTATTGGTGCATCTAAACGCAGTCAACTTGGACATCTGGCCAACAGACTCTATAGCGGATGCGTTTGCAGAGTACGTGAACAGTGAAGACTTTGATCTCATGGCCGAGTGTCGGATTGAAGTCGTTGACGAAAGAGAATAGGCATGAAGATCACCTTCACATGCCGTCACTGTGGTGTGATTGAGACTCGCAACTACAGGGAGTACAGAGAGAGTCGCTGGCGTGAGAGGCAGCGATTGGGACGTGTTCAGCGTCCACAACGAGTACCGAACGATGCAAAGTTCATCATGGTACTTGGCCTGCTAAGCGGGCTGTTGTGGATAACTGCACAGCTATAAGAGGGGAGCCTACGGGCTCCTTTTTTTGTGCTTGCAAATGCCCGGCACATGGTATTCAATGGTAGTTAGCTATTTGTAATATTCAGCAGTAGTAGAGGGATACAAAAGAAAAGACCCCGTTTCGTGGGGTCGGACGTTTGTAATATTCATATGTGATTATGAAGCAACATCTACTAATTGTCAACACTCAAATGGCTAATTCTTAACAAATGAGTCATCAGGTGTTGTACGACCACCATCCTAGACCCCATCTTGGACCCTTCCTTGTTCTTTAGGGTCTAGGACAACAAAGACGTATTTGAGAACAGACCATAAATCCAGGCTCTGGCAGCCCCCTAGAAGTCCAACCTGGTCAGAGGCTTGTTCTCAAACAAGGTGTCTCTATCACAGCTTTATGCAGAATACAGGCTCTACCTCTGTAAGGGGCCGCTATGGTTTTCGTTGCGTTTATGCTATTTTGAAGGTATAGTCACTTGGCGCGGCGAATGACTCGCACATTTCAAGGCCAGAATGCACCTGCGGTCACTCTTGACTGCATAGTGGTGCCCTTTAAACTCCACCTATTTGGACGGTGTAATCCTCTACGCCGTCCTTTTTGATATACTAAATCTGTATATGGCTTCCGGCTGTATATAACTTTCTGACTGCCGATGCCTATGGTGTCGGCTTTTTGTTATAATAGTAAGTACATGTTGAAGAGGTATATCAACAACTCAACTGCCGCTAGTGGAGTCCCCGCACAGGTATCTGACGCAGAGCTGCTTGATGCAGTGGTTCAGCGCCTAAGCAAGCCAGTCAATAACGACTAGGTCCGGGTCAAAGCGCATCGTCTTGCCGTCTACGTTGTAGAAGGGCTTCGTGTTGCCAGGCTTCAGGACGATTCGCTTTATGAAGAGCGACATGAGTGAACGCCGCCAGTCATCCCCGTTCTGCATCCATGCGTCTCTAACAGTCTGCCCCGGCTCTACTGCGACAGTCGTGCTCTGCGTTCTGTTCACCAGCTCGGCCAGCGACTCCACTTCTGCTTCGGCGAGCGTCTTTGCGCGGCTGAACTGCTGTCTATTCAGCAGGCCGCTGGCGTAGTCATCCACCAGCGCATTCACGCGCTCACGAGCAAGGCGCAACTGCTCAAGGTGCTCGCGCAGTTGTCCGTCGTTATCCCGTCCGAGGAGGTCAGCAAGAGCCGGTGTATCCAGCCGGTAGACGATGCACTCTCTGATGAAGTGCTCCAACGCGTCTGCATTACGCACAACACCACCGCAGCCACCTTCGCGCTTGGTGTCTCCTTGCACGCGACAGTGATAGGTCCGGCGCAGTGGCCGGCCAGGGTGGTCGCGCTTTGTTGCACCATTGAGCTGCTGACCGCACTTGCCACAGTAGACAAGACCGGTAAGCAAGTACTTCCTGGCGATGCTCTTCGTTGATTGCCGTGCGCTGATGGCCAGCTGCAGCCGTTCCCACGTTGCCGGGTCAAACACCGGCTCCCACTGTGCGGCGTAGCGCGATCCGTTGTACTCGCGGATGCCGCCGTAGCGGGGCTTCTGCAGCATGTTCCTGACCGTTATTGGATACCAGAGCCGCCCCGTTGAAGTCGTGTGGCCGTTCTCGTTGGCCCAGTACGCAACGTCCTTGAATCCATGGCCACTAAGTACAAGCCGTGCCATCTCGCGGAGTACGGCTGCTTCTGACTCGCGGACTGTCATGAGGTCTGGCTCGTAGCCATAAGGACGACGCGAGCCATGAGGCTTGCCAGCTCGTGCCTTTTGGGCATTCGCCAGCTTGTGACGCTCGCTCTTTGTCTCTACTTCTGCACGAGCAACAGAGGCAAGGATGCGCCCCATCAACCGGCCACTGCTATTGGTCAGGTCAATGTCGCCTTGCACCGTCGCAACGTCAACACCAACGTCTTCTACGAGTTCAATGAGCTGCTCCAGCTCAGTCATGCGACGCAGCAGCCGGTCCAGCCGGTAGGTCACCACCACGTCGCACTCGCGGCGCTGCATGGCCGCCAGGAGCTGCTGGTAGGCAGGGCGGTTGCCGGTGGTAGCAGAGACGCTGTTGTCTCTCAGGACGGCCTTGACGGTCCATCCGCGGGTCTCGCAGAGACGGCGGCACTCTTCTTCTTGCCGTTGGACTCCGAGCCCTTCGCCAGTCTGATCAAGGGACTGACGGACGTAGACGATCGCTTGCATTGTGTAGTACTCCGATTACTCTCCGTATTGTCTCATGAAGCGGCGTATACATCAACATGCTTTGGCTCGTTTGTCAAGGAAGGCACCGCTAGACATTGGGCGGTTGAAGTGAAGCGCAGGGCCGGTATTGATGCAGTTGAGCAGCTGACCAGGTACCTCGAACTACTTAATCGTGACCCATTGTTGGCACCCGTTGGCGGGGTACTAGCGGCACAGGAGATCAAGCCCCAGGCTCGGACACTCGCGGAAGACCGGGGCATTCGTTGTGTCGTGTTGGACTACGACGCACTACGCGGAGTCGATGACCGGGATTCTCGGTTGTTCTAGTTTCAGTTGGATGACTGTCCCAGGCGGAACATCCTCCAAGTAGAAGTTGCCTATCTTCGTGAACACGCCGAAGTCATAGGGCGCGCTTGTCTGCCAGTCGTAGATGTCGCGCCAGTACTTGGCGGTGCCGGTAACCGGCCCTGGCATGAACGAGAACCGCACGTCGGTTGTGGCGACTGGATTTGCGACGAAGATGAACCAGTTCCGTGGCTTGCGAAAGTCACCACCAAGCACCCTGAAGTTGCCAGCATCAACGTTCAGGTGATGGATAAGGCCATCGATGTTCAGCATCACAAGAACATCTACGTAGTAGTTCTGCTTCGTAGGTACCGGCTGTGCATCGTCAGCGACGATACGGGCAACTAGTTCTTCCAGCATTCTGTTCTCGTACGCCTCAATCGTGTCGCTATGCCGGCCGTCGTTAGCCATTCCAAAGTCGTTGCGCCTGTCCGTCAGTTTCCCAGGGGCAGTGATCCCGATAGCAAGAGCGTTGGCTAGTGCTCGCTGCTCAACGCCGTCGCCAAGCTCCAACAGAGTTGTTATGACCGCGTCATAGGCTGCTTGCGCCGTGCCGTACTTGGCGAGAAGAGTCGGGCATCGCTCCAACTTTGCCAGCGTCATGCCCGTGCCCTTGCGTAGCCCACGCAGCTCGGCAAGCAACTCGTCGCGCACCCTTTGCTCCCCCTTTTCTCGGTGCAAGTTCTGATGCGTGCATCTGTACCAGACCAGAACCCTAGTGAGCACTATCCCGCCTACTAGGGAGGATGCAATGAGTGACCAGCTCATCAAGTACGTGAACGGCCAGGAGCGTGCCGGTCTCGCTGACCGCAACGTCGCACGCCATGCAAAGGAGATCTACGACGAGACCCGGCTTGCTGGGTTCAAGGCAGATGGGGTCATGGCACTTGCCGGCCACATCATGGAGGGAGTCGCTGATCTGGACAGGCACCGACTGGCCATTGCCGGTAACGATCCCTTGCTCAATCAGGCCCTCGCCGAAATCGAGATCACAGCGATTCAGCAGGCGCGGTCCATCCAGATGAACCTTCACTCCGGTTGGAGGCTGTGATGGAGGAGTTCCTGGTCAGCATGACGCAGCTCTTCGTTGTATCGGTGATCGCACGCAAAGCAACCAACGTTGCGGAGAAGTGGGTCGAGTCGCGTAGGCCGAAGACCATCGACGAGCAGCTCGACGACATCTTCACCGAGAGCAAGAAGAAGATGGATCTCGCGAGCGAGAGGGTGAAGCAGCAGTGAGCGGCGACATCCGATACGACGACATCATCGGGCTGTTCCAGGGATTCCTGGTCGCAGCCATCATCGGGCTGGTGTTCCTGTTCGCCTTCAGCTACCTGAGCGGCATCGTTCAGCGCCAGTTCGGTCCGAACATCATGTTCATCATCGTGGCCGCTGCCATCGGCGCGCTGGTGTGGCGGATGGTCACGTAATGAAGCTCGCGCTTCTACTCATCATCGTCGCAGCGTTCTGCTACTGGCTCATGTGGCGTGACTGGTAGCGAACATCAATCAATGGGTGAGGGGTCCGATTGACCGTATCCGTTCTCGCGGAGTCGTACATCACGGCACGGGAGCGCCTGAGCGACTTTGTCGTAGACATGGCCAACGTGACGAAGAAGGAGCTGGGCTTCTCTTGGGTTGCAACACCGAACGCACCAGACAACTACCCGGCTCTTATCGACGCATACCAGCACAGCGTCATGACTGGCGAACCGCTGCCCGTCTCTTCGCTGCACTGCGACAACGTCATCTACAGCGGCGTATTCACCAACATGGAGATGCGCTTCTGGCACGACGTGCATCACGTTCGTCTCGGGCTCTCGTTCAATGGGCAAGACGAACTGGAGCTAGGGCTCTGGCACAGCACACAGATGCGCAATGCCGGCTTCGCCCCGGACTCGCTGGAGGTGCAGATGCTGGAGATCGACATGCTGGGACAGAACTACCTTCAGGCAATCGCGAAGAAGTTCCCGGAGAACCAGAAGGTGTTCGTGGAGAACTGCCTGAGGCTGGGCCTTCACGAGGGCGTGCTGCAGGAGGCGAAGCTCTAGCCACCGAAGAGGGCAAGGCGCTCAGCGTATAATCAATACGTATGGGTGTCCTTGCCCTCTTCACCATTTTCGGACTCATAGCCGCATCTCTGTACTACACGAAGCGGGCTGCTCAGATGGCGAAAGACAAGGACCGTAAGACATATCGGCTGTCGTTCCCGGCGGACCTTGATGCAGAGCGCATCAGCGCTTGGCTTCGTTCTATCTCCGGAACCTTGGGCAAGGGCGCAATGTTCTCCGGGACTCCATCCATCACGTTCGAGCTATGGGCCAGCAACGACGGGCTTGTACATCGGATGAAGGTGTCATGGAAGCACGCTGACTATGTGATCTCTCAGCTCCGTTCGCTGATTCCTGGCATCCGCGTAACACCGGAAGACACGTTCCCCCGGCATGAGTGGCGCAGGGCCGTAGAGGTCGGTATCACAAAGAGCAGCCGTCAACTGCGCATCTACTCAGCAGCCGATAGCTCGGCCAGCATCCTTGCTAGCGCGCAGGCGTTGAGCCCTGGCGAGTCGCTTCTCATCCAGTGGGTCGTGAGCCCTGCTCCCGTCCGGCACTTGCCTGTATTGAACGAGGCTCGAACGGATGATGTGAAGTACTCGCTTGCTGGAAAGCGCACGGCGAACCGTGACGAGGTGAAAGACCGTCGCGACAAGCTGGCAGAGCCGAACATGCTTGCCGTGCTTCGCGTGGCTGCAGCTGCGAACACCGACGAGCGTGCGGAGCATCTAATCGACAACGTCCGTAAGGCGTTCCGGAGCCATCACAGTCCAGCCACCAAGTTCTACAAGAGGATGATGACCAAGAGCCAGATTGTTGAGCGCATCTCCGAGGCGCGCTCAAGCCTTATCTACCCGATCCAGCTCAGCGCATCCGAATTGGCAGCGCTTGTCGCATGGCCAATTGGTAACCCGTTCATCGCTGGACTACCGCAGAGCATGGCACGACACTTGCCGGCCACTGAGCAAGTACCTCGTGACGGTCGTGTGATTGGTCGTTCCAACTTCCCCGGCAGTGAGCGTCCGCTTGCTGTCTCGTACGTAGACGCCCGTAAGCACATGCACGTTGTGGGACCGACTGGTGTCGGCAAGACAGTTCTGCTCGCCAACATGATGAAGCAGGACATTGAGCAGGGGTACGGCGTCATTCTGATTGAGACCAAGGGCGATCTCTTCCACGCAGCGCTGAACTACGTGCCGAAAGAGCGAGTCGGTGACGTCATCGTCATGGACATCAACGACGTCTCTCGCCCGGTCGGATTCAACATCCTCGACCAGGGCAGTCCAAAGGTAGTCATTGACGAGATCACCAATCTCTTTGAGTACCTGTACCAGACGAACTCCGTGTGGACGAAGGAGGTGCTCTTCCACGGTCTGCACACTCTGGCGACTGATCCGAAGCTGACGTTCATTGACCTGGCACCACTACTCGTACCGATGAGCCAGGAGGACGGCGAGTGGCGCGATGCTTTGATCCGATCGCTCAAGGACCAGGAGCTGAAGAACTTTTGGCAGCGCTTTGATAACCAGCCGCGGGCTGCGCAGGACCGCATCACTCAGCCAGTCATGGACCGAATCTGGCAGCTCAATGCGAGGCCGGAGCTGCGCAACATCATCGGGCAGAGCAAGAGCAGCTTCACCATGCGTGAGGTCGTAGACGGCAACAAGATTCTGCTCGTCAACCTCAGTGGGTTGGCTGGAGACACCGCCAGCCTGACGGGCACACTGCTCATGAACGCGCTGTGGGACGCCGTGAAGACGTCAGACGGTACGAAGACTAACTTCCTGTACTTGGACGAGTTCCAGGACTTCCTGAAGCTTCCTGTGAGCCCAGAAGAGCTTCTAGCAAAGGCGCGGAGCTTTGGGCTGGGTGCGATTCTCGCGCATCAACACACCGGCCAGCTACCGAACGAACTGCGACAGGCAGTCTTCGCGAACGCTCGCAGCAAGGTCGTGTTCCAGACATCAGCTGCAGACGCGAAGACGATGGCGGCTGAGTTCGGGGCATCAGTGACGCCGGACGACTTCATGCACCTTGGCAAGTACGAGGCAATTGCTCGCGTCGCTACTGGTGACGGTGTTAGCCAGCCATTCTCGTTGGCCACGCTCGAGCCAGCCAGAGCGCATGGCAATACCGGTGAAGTGAAGTACACGAGTCGGGAGCGGTACGGCAGGGCGGTGCAGGAGATAGAGCAGAGCATCGCGCAGCGGCGTGCTGTGAGTGAAGTGACCAACCACCGGCCGCGCCCGCGTATCAGCGGAGCCGATTGGGGCCAGTAAAGGAAAATGGCCACAGCTGGATGCTGTGGCCTTGTGGTCTTACTCGCTGGCGTGTGCCGCCTCGTATGCGTCGGTCAGGTCCTTCGGGAGCCGACCACGGGCGGGAACCTTGAAGCCGTTCTCGGCTCCCCAGGATTTGATGGCGGCTGTCTGCGCCGGATCGCGCCGGGTGGTACTGCCGTTTCCGGAGCCCTTCGGGCGACCACGCTTCGCAGGTGAGGTACGCCGGCCGTTGGCCACGTACTTCTCCAGAGCCTTGCGCAGGGCGTTGGCGTTCTTCTCCGAGAGGTCAATCTCGTAGCTAACGCCGTCGATGCCAAAGGCGACTGTCTCGCCCTTGTCGTTGATGACGGTGCCGTCCAGGTCGTCGTAGAGCTGGACCGAAACCTTCTGAGCCATCTTGCACCTCCAATTAAAGAGCGAGTGAAACTGTACTATTACAATGTCATAGTCACAACGCAATTGCAATATACCTGATTTGGGCTACGTAGAGCCCGCGTGTAGCGTGTCTCGGCAGTTGGATGAGCAACAACGCGTCTGACATGCAAAAAGCGCCCGGGAGGGCGCTCTGCGTTGCTGTGCGTTGATGCCTAGACTTGTGGCTCGTTGGAGTTCGGCACGCTTGGGTCTTTGAAGTCCTTGAACGTGCTTAGTATCCAGTAACCAAGTGCGACTGCTGCGCCAGAGACCGTCTTCTCCCAGTCTAAGGTTCCACTGGCGATCAGCTGTGGCGCTACCACCGTGACGAGTACTGCCACTATAAGAAGTTGCAGTCGTGTCCATGCTCTTTGAAGTGTTGTTTTCATCACCGTCCTTTCTAATTCTTAAGGGCTGCCTGTATAGCTGAAGGTAGTTGGTTAGTGTCAATCTGCTTTGTGAGCTTCGTCTGCTCAACTTTCTTCTTGAATGCTTCGCTGTTGACTACTGCATCATCAGCGACGTCGAACGTTACCTTGCCAAGGAAGTTGTCTAAGGCGTGCTGTGTTGGCGCAATTCCTAGCCTGAAGCGATAAATGACATCAAGCCCGTGTTTCGTAACCATCTCTTGCTGTTCTCCTATTATCTGGCCCGCGCGGACCTTAATTTCACTTAGGTGGCAGTAGGTCGTGTTCCACCCATTAACCTGCACCGTTACGAATTTCCCCCACTGCGGGCGCGTTCCCGTGTCGACAACGGTGCCAGCTTTGAACTCGTTCTCCGGCTTCCTGGTTGTGGCAACATCTCCGCGCCACTCCTGCGTATGAAGGTGGGGACCACTCACCATGCCGGTTGCGCCAGTGAGCCCAAGAGTCACGCCATTTATCACCACCGGAGTACCGGTTGGGCAGGCGCGATCATTACCTCTGTGCGGATGGTCCTTCGAGTACGGGGCAGAGGTGGCACCGTACGGGAATGAGACCTTGTAATCCTTTGCTGTCATGTAGCTCCTTTCTACTTATGACGTGATTGATAAAACATGAGAATAATGAGGGCAACTGCAATGCCCCAGCAGACAGCGGCAATATGTATGCCGTGGTTGACCCACCAGAAGGGGTTGTCCATCTTCACGGCTCGTTCCGCTTCTTGTTAAGTTGCTTGCCTAGCTCGAAGGCCGGTGGGGCTGCCACGATGCCGACGAGTGCGATCTCAATCTCTTTGAAGTCCGTGTCTGGGTAGTTGCTGTCTATGAAGACCACGAACACGAGACCAATAAGGGCGGCCAGTTGGATGATGGCCCAGGCGACTATGCGGGCCTTAAGGGCGTCAAACTCATTTGTTGCCATGCCCGCGTCGCTCGCTGATTATCTGTATGAGCCATCTGTCCAGCGCGATGCCGACTGCGAGGCCAAGTACGAAGTAGACAATGTAGATAGCAATCATGACTCAGCCTCGTACATGAAGTGGCCACGGATGGCCTTAGCACCAGAACTTGTCCACGTAGCGCCAGGATCATGATTCTTGTACAAGGTTGCAGTTAAGTTGCCGGCTGCGGTTGTTGCCATGCCAGGAGTCGTAAGCGCTGCTCCATTGTCAGACGTGGTGAGACCCTGGAAGCGGACAGCGTTCTTTGGTGTGAATGGAAGCTGGAAGGTTGTTGCAGTTGAGTTGCTTGTCCCAGTAATCGCTAGGTAGCCAAACACCCATCTTCCGACCTTGACGTAGTTGGAATCTGAGGTGGTTGGCGTTCCGGAGAATCCAGTTGCCGCTAGGTTCCAAGTCTTTGAACTGCCGAAGCCGTTATTGTTTGTAGGATAGACAGCAATATTGTTACTGTCGACGCCGGTCTGAGTAATGGCAGTTATGTTGCTTGCATCAGTTGTAACCTTAGCCACCCGTAGATGATTAGCTGCTAGCGATGGTGCCGCCGCTCCGACGGACACCTCGGTATAGACAACTGCGCCAGAAGTATTGACGTCAACGTAAGTATCCTTGGTCGCGGTGTATGTCTTGTTCGCCTCTGTCAGTGTGTATCGCACGCCACCGATGTAGTACACAATGTTTGAGAACGAGCCCTGGCGGCCGGAAACGATTGCGATGACCCCGCCGCTGAACACGTAGTCGCTGATGATTTCGGCGAAGCGAGCTTTCAGCTCTGTGTCGCCTACTGCCGCTGGCCCAATCTTTGCGTTGGTTACAGCATCATCTGCAATCTTCGGAGTCGTGACTGCCTGGTCTGCAAGAGCTGCCGTTATGACGTTGGCCTTGATCTGAATTGATTGGCGGAGGTCGGTGATGTTGGCATCTACAACTGTCGTGGAAGAGGCCGGCACGGTCACGCGAGCCAGCTTGATGTACGGGTTGCCTGCTCCGACCGAGGACTGAATCGTTGGGTCCGATGGATCGCTCGGTGAGCCTGCAGGCGTTCCAGATACAGCCTTGAACTTGAGTGCGCCGTCGTTGTTCGTCACGCCGGTGTTAGGGACTGATTCGTCCATGTAGGCCACGATGATGTCGCGGCGTGGGTTCGTAGGGTCTGCGGCTCCGATCACGACGTTGTTGACGGCGTCTGACCAGCCTGCGTAGTGAATGAGTGTGTCAGCTAGGAACCCGCGCCCGGCTGCGATGTCGACTGACATGTTCGCGCCCGCGCCCCGCTGACTTACCTTCCAAGAGTTCGCGTTGTTGACGAGGTCTACACCGCTCGAGAAAAGTCCTGAGAAGATGTCCATGATGCCCTGGACGCTGGATTTCCCGTTGTCGTGTAGTCCGATGTAGTTGCCCATATGTAGTTGGTCCTGCTTATACTATTAGATTATCAAAAATAATGCTCGTCTACTAGGCAGTTCCTTCTAATTGTGGCAATAGAAGTCGCGCTGCGATGTAGTAGTCGTGGTCGTCAACGGCGTCGTTGTTGAATATGGACGCTACGAACTTATGCGTGTTGGTCACCGCGTCAAAGCCGTAGAGGTCGTCCATGATCCAGAAGCTCATTTCGTCTATGAATGCGCCGGTCGGATAGTTGAACCCTGGTGCATAGGCGTCCTGATACAGGGTGAAGAGCGGAGTAATCATTGTCAGCGTTGACTCGCCAGGGCTGATAGTAAAGGTCTTTGTGCGCGTCTGTTTAGACGGAACGAAGATGGGGCCAACCAAGAGCGGATCGTCGGCAAAGTCTGGGTATGCCCGAACGCGTAGCACGTCGCCGCCGACTGGCTGCCTTGTCTTCAGCTGTAGAAGCTCGCGCTCTACCGCCGCGAGGCGGCTGATAAGTCTTGTCTCTAGTGTGTTCTCTGCTCTGTTTACTGACATTTATGTGCTCGTGTATATTCTGACGGACTCATTATCGTTGTCGTCTATTGAGAGTTCCGTCTTCTCAATGCGATACATGCCGTTGATGTGTTCCAGCAGCCGGTAGCCGTTGAACTTGATTCGTACGCGGTCCCCGATGCCGTAGTCGCTGTAGTACGGCGCGATGTTGCCGTCCACCGTGATGACTGGGACTTCAAAGGGCCACGCCCAGGCGCTCAACTCCGCTTGCGCCGCGTCCGTGACGCCACCGTCTGAGTCGTCTGTCCCGTTGGTTGTTATGACCCGCTGACGGAGCTTGTAGGCGATCTGCGCGTCTGGGTCGTTGGCTGTGATGACCGGAACCGTCTCGTCACCGATACCGGCTCCAAGCGCGATGACTTGGTTCGCCAGCTCGGTCGCATCCTTGGGGTTCTCAAAGTCAAGGATGTTGTTCGGGTACTCAAAGACAACGTCCGGTCTGTCTGAGCCCATAGCGGCGTAGGTGTTGAAGACCTTGTCGTGGGTGAACTCCATGTCAAAGGCGGCTGTCTGGACCCGCGTGAGCGCTTGCAGCGCATCCTTGAGATTGGTTCGTCGGTACGTGCGGTCGTGGCTACCAACAGAGGCAACAAGGCCGCGTGTGACGCCGTAGTCACCATTGGGCAGGCTCTGAGATTCATCTATGAGGTTCCATGCGATGTCAGTGGCCGGCACTGCAGTGAAGATGCGCTCTGCGTCCGTGTAGCGGAAGGCGAAGAGGTTCAAGAAGCCCATTGCTCGGACGTCCAGGACTGCCCCGCTCTTCGTGACTCGCGGCTTGGCATAGATCAACTGACCACCAGTGACGTAGCTTTCGCCACGACGGATGCGAACCTCTGTGGAGCCAACGTTCAAGAGCGTTGTTGGATGGACGTTCGCCTTGCGGCAGTAGTCTTCAAAGGTATTGAGGTCGAGCGTCCACTTGATCTCGTCAGCCTCGTTGCGGCTCTTCTTGATCTGGCGATCAGCGGCTTGCCCTGAGATGTCAGCAAGCAGATTGCCGTCCGGTGACCAGAGCTCAAAGCTGTACTTGGAGCCACGAAGCATCACACCCCTACATAGGCAGGGTTAAAGGTGACTTCAAGCGTGCCGGTGTCGCTGCCTCCACCAGACGCAAAGATGATGACGTTGTTACCCGGTTGCATGGCCCACCACTCCGAGTCCAGAGACTTGGTGCTGAGTAGGTTCGCGCTGCCGTTGAGAACAATCGTCTTATCAAGCATGTTGATCTCAACCACGTCGCCGTTGAGCAGCGTGTAGTTGAGCTGCATGACCTGGCCAGTAGTCGCGTTCAAGATGTACGGGCTCGTGAGTGAGTCGCGAAGCGTGATCACTGGCCAAGACAGCATCGTTCCTGGGTTGTTAGCTGCGTACGTTCCACCGAGTACGCCACCAAAGGTGATTGGGAACGTCAGCGGGAACGTGATGCCAGTTGGCTCTGGTAGGAGCACCTGGCCGGACGACACTTCATCTACTGAGAACAGCTGCGGCTGTGGCACCACGATGCTGACCATGAAGTCGCAGTAGTCAATGTTGGTCTGCGAGAAGACTGGCCGACGCGGGATGCCATAGAAGTAGTACTGGGCGCCTGAGAGGGTCGTGAACTCAAAGCGCGTAAGCACTGGTGTGCCGTTGGCTTCGCGGTTGATCGCAAAGGCTGAGGCGAACGCTCGGCGGTTCTCTTCGTAGAGAGCGACTGAGCCACCGCGGATGTATCCCTCCAGCGTTACCAGCCGTGGACCGTAGAACGCACTGGAGGCGTTGCCACCGTCTTCGCCGGCCTTCTCATTTATTGATAGCCGGTACTCGGGAGTGTCTAGGCCGAGCACGGGGCTCTTGAGCCAGAAGTCGTTCGGAGCGGATAGGTCGTGCAGCTTGAGACTGCCTGCGTAGAAGTTCTGCATAACTAGGCGACTGCCAACCTCCAGCCGAGTTCGCGGACAGCGGCTTCCATATCAGTCTGGTTGTAGACGTTGAAGGTGTTGTGCTGTGTCACGCCCCCAACCATGTCGGCTGTCTGGCTTGCGTTGTAGACGCGTGAGCCTCTTGGCAGATTCACAAGCTCGGGACCACGTTCGCCAACGACGGCCAGTCCACCAGGAGCAGAACGGGTACCAGTAGCAAAGCCCGGTATCACGTCCTTGATCTTGCCGAGCGGTCCAGGGATGTCAATGTTGCCGATTGCAGTCCGGATCATGCCTCCGACGCCGGAGAACAGGTCAACCATCCGCTGGGGGAGGTCTTTCACAGCTTCGTAAGCTGCAAGGAACGGCGCAGCGATGAAGTCACGAACGTTGTTCATGATGTTCTTCAGTCGCTGTACAGCAGTGTTGAAGGCGTCGGCCATGCTGGAACCCGCGTTCCAGGCGATTTTCTGCAAGCTCATGAACTGATTAGCTACCCACGTCACCGTCTTGATGACGACGTTGAGTGCGTTGATAAGTAGCCAGAGCGCTGCAACGAGTGTCACCCCGATGACGATGGCGAGTGCCTTGATGACTGGCACAAGCACCGGCTCGAGCAAGCGCCATGCTTCCTTTAGCGAAGGGAACAGTTCGTTCTTTAGCGTGTTCCATAGGGCAGATAGCGATGGGCCAAGGTGCTCCTGAAGCACACTCCACACAGCGCGGGCGGCGTCAGCTACCTTGCGGAACGCGTCGCCAAGCCATGCCATTGCGTCACGGCTAACCACTTCAGTCTTAGCGATCAGTGAGTCCCAGTCGCCACCGTTGGCGAGCTTGTCCAGCTGGTTAGAGATGCCCTCAAAGATGGGCGCCGTGGCAGCTCCTGCAAGCATCTGCAGCTTGTCCTTGATCTGGTCAAAGCGTGCAGCAGCGGTCTGTCCTTGCGCAGACACGAGCGAATAGTCAATGCCCATCTCCTTGAGCACGCGGCTGATGGACTCCATCGCAGGGATGCCCTCCTTCTTGAGTTCGTTGATACGAACGCGGGGGAGGTTGAAACGATCTGTGATGGACACCCAGTCACCACCAAGAGCCTCACGAAGCGAGAAGACCGCTCCTGTAAGCCCTTGTTCTGGGTTGATGGCTGCAAGTACCTCTGCTTGTCGTACGAGGTCTTCTAGGGCCACGCCCGTCTGTTTGCTGACTGGTGTGAGCTGAGCGGCGGCATCGGCCATGTCCGTGAATGAGAACTGCGTTGCGGCAGCTTCCTTCTTAACCCACGCCAGGACCTTGGCGACCTTGTCGGCGTCTTGTGTGAACGCCATCAGCTTGGTCTCTGCTTGCTGAACCGAGCTATTGAACTTGAAGCCAAGCGCGACAGAGGCAGTTGCAGCAGCGGCGGTCAACGCCCCTAGTGCAATCACTCCTGCCTTAGCAGCTCCAGCAGCCTTGCTCTTGACACCGTCCAGAGATGAAGAGACCCCGCCTAGTTCCTTACTGGCTTGATCCTTTGCTCGTATGATGATGTCGATATTCTTTGTAGCCATTAGGTGTTGCCTGAACCGCGTTGCTGCTCGCCACGCTTTACTTCTAATTTATCACGTTTACCGTCTAATTCCCACAGCTTCAGTGCTCTCAGAATCTCTTCCGCGGGCTCTTGAATTGCCTCGTGGTAACTCAGATGCAGACGTTCCCTATAACGTAGGAACGCAATCTCACTGACGTAGGCTTCGTCGCCTGGCAGAACGGAGTCGCGGACGACTATTCGTTCGTAGGCTTCAGCCCTTTTGGGTCAGTCTCTGCTCCGTTGATGGCGTTGAATAGTGAATCAAAGACATCTTTTGGTAGGCCCATGAGGTGGTCTTTGGTGAAGTCAGTAACAGCAGCTAACCCGGATGCGTCGAGTTCTAGGACCTTTCCACCGATGACGCGCTTCATAACGAAGTCGTTCTGGTACTCGAGCGCCTGCTCGTCGGTCATGTTCGCAACGTCAAGGTTCTTGAGCGCGATGAGGTCGCCATAGTTGGCCGGGATGAACGTGATGTAGCAGTCCTGCCAACCTTCGCCAACGGACGCCAAAGAGAACCGCCGTGTGATCGCCAGCTGGCCCATTAGTAGCTCGCAGTCGTGTTAGTGAGTACTGCGTCCCAGCTCTTGGCGTCAGACAGGCTGTAGAGACAGTTGAAGCCGAGTGTCTGCTCGGTCATGTTGCCGAGGCTCTGGTCAAGGCTCCAGTCGTTGAAGTTGGTCTTGTAGAAGGTCAGAACAAGCTTTGGATTGGCAGCTGCGCCGATGGTCACGTCGGAGTTGGTGATGGTCACCTGCATGACCTGATCGGTGTCATTCACGTAGGCGTCTCGGTCCGTGTTGGTGTCATACAGCTCGGTGAAGTCGCCGGTGATCTCAACCTCTTGCGTGAAGAAGTCGATTGGTTCGTTGCTGCCGATTGCCATGTAGTCATTGATGTTGCGAGCCACAGCAACCTTGAACTCTTTGAGCTGGCGTGCAGTGGCGCCTGAAAGGCCGGCCACGTTGGCGGCTGTCTTGACGGTGATGTGCTTGGCTTTGAACTCGTTCTCGGCCGTGTACGCGACCGTGTTGCTCGTGTTGGTCGGCTTCTTCGATAGAAGGTCAGCTGAGAACTTGAGCCAGTCGCCGACAGCGACAGATAGTTCGAAGTTGTTGATTGCACCGAAGGCGTAGCGCTCGTCGCGGTTAGTGTCCTTCAGAGCGATGGTGCCAGTCAGTGGCTGGTTGCTCTGGGACTGCGCGAACGTGTGGTCTTTGACTACTGGGTTTGTGTCGGCATTATCTGCTGTGACTGGCTTTGCGCCGAAAACAAGGGATAGCCAGGCGCCGATGGTGGAGTCGCCAACCTTGCCGCTGATCTTGCCGGCTGCGTATTCCTTTACGACATCAGTGCCGTTGAACTTGTCGAGAACGCCGAGTCCAGACTCGTTGAGTTCCTTGTCTACCTTTTGCTGAAAGTCTATTTCTAAGTGCTTGTTCCAGAAGGCCGGAGCAACAGCGGTACCTCGTACCGATTCTAGTCCTAGGCCGACTGCTATTTTTCTACCTGATTGAGCTGACATCACCTTCCTTTACTGCTTCCACAGCTGGCTGCGTGCGACGCTTTGCGATGCGGACTGCCTCTTCCACAGAGGTGGCATCCACAACAACAAAGGCGTGGTCCAGATGTACTGTGTACGGCTGAACGAGTCCGGCTTCCTGCTGCTTCTTGCGGTTATTCATATCCTTTATCATTGCACATTTACCCGTTTATTGGCAACAATTTGCAGGGTTGCCACGAGTTCCAATTGTTGACCAGTCTGGGCGACATCCCATCCGAGCGGGACGGCTGAGAGAAAGTCGCATACGCCGTCCAAGTCAATGGTCTGATCAAGTGCGTCCATGGTCGCATCTACGAGGTCTAGCGTTTCGTCAAAGACGTCGCCCCAGTCGCTCTCTGACGCTATCGGGCAGTGGATGTACACGTTGATGCCATAGGCACGCATGTTCTCGGCCTGCGTGAGGTACTCGCTGGTTACAGCTGATGGGACCACCGTTGCTGCGGGGTAACCGCTGAACTGCTCCTTGATCGTGCCGGCCACCTCTACGTATGCAGACGAACCGCTTTGCTGAACGCCTTGTACTACCTGAATGATCTTGTCTCGTATTGCCTTGTATGCCATTAGATGCTCTCCACTATGCGGTCCACCGCCTTATCGAATTCACGCTGCACGTCGTCCGTTCCGCGGCTCGCAGCCCGTTCCATGTACTTGTTGGCCTTGGTGCCACGCCGTGCGATGGCCTTGGCTATCGGCCAGGCGCTCGCAAAGCCGTGTCGGCGTGCCCATAGGTCCAGCGACTCTTCGCGGCCAGTTATGGCCTTGATGGGCGGCATATGCGGCCTGGTGCCTTCATGAACCGCTACGGCATAGCTCGTGTCTGGTCCGACAGCTACTCCGCCACCGAAGAGCTTCTGAATCCTGATGCTGTTGCGGAGTCGGCCGACATCGGTCGGTGCCTCTTCACGAGACATGCGCTGGATGATGAGCCCGCTGCGTGTAGTTGCTCGAGCTAGTTCGCCCACCACGAGCGCCGGGCGTGAACGGAAGTACTCCCGCACCTCATCGAGGTTCTTGATCTCTATGGCAATCGTGCTGCTCATGCTTCGCTCCGGTCTTGCCCTAGGAGCGCTTCAAGATGCTGCAAATGAGCGGGTCCGTAGTTGCGGAGTCTGATGCCACGAACAGAGAACACACGGCCTACCTGATCGGTGAGCCGGTCGCCTTCACGGATGTCTGCATCGACTTGAAAGAAGCCTTTGTAGTCGGTGCCGAAGCCCGTGGTCGTCTCAACCGCTTCTGGGTTGAGCGGCTGGATGATGCAAGGAACGTCAGTCGCGACGTTCCGGAATGTCTGCTTGATGCCAGTAGAGGCAACCAGGCGGCTCACGGAGACGGTGTGCTCTAGCAACGAGCCGAGGTTCATACCGACCTCACTCGGTACTGGTCTAGCAAGGCGTAGGCGCTCTTCGTGTCGGTAGATGCCGCGTCGTACTGCATCTCTAGGTCGCCTATGCGGGTCTTCGCAACGTCGCTGGTACCGGAAGCAACTTCCGCAGCTGCAAGGTCCAGAGCGGCCCTCACGATGTCTCCAGGGACCGTTGTTCCGCCTCCTGAGTACTTGTAGGAGACGCGCACGTAGCGATAACCGCTCAGATTGAGCCGGCCGAGTGTGGTCCAGTCGTAGTCGTCGACGTCTAGGACCGTCCAGGCGTCGCTGGATGCGTCCTTGGCTTCAAGGGCGGTGATCTCAGTGATGTTGACGTTCTTGAGCCAGACGGAGCGGGTCACGCGTGACTGGAACTCGTGCAGCTCGTTGGTGACGGTCACTTCAGCTACGCCGAACTGGCGGCCGGTGTACTGGTCAATCTGCAGACTCACGTGGGTTAGAACGTCGTCAAAATAGCTGTCACTGTCGGTCGTGGTGACTTTGAGGTGGTTCTTCAGCTGGTTGACGGTTGCATATTTCATTGATGGATGTCCTCACCACTACCCCCAGGAGGGGGCAGGGAGTGAAGACACTATTCAGCGTCGGGCGCTGCTGGGTCTTCAGGTTCTACGTCGAACTCTTTGCCGCGTTGTGCTACGAGTGCAGCAGCGTGGTTCTTGTTCTTCGGATCAAAGACTTCCACCTTTGATTCAACCTTTACAGCTTTACCCTTTTCGTTTACGACTACCGGGTTAAGTAGCAGGTCTGCTTCATCTGCTGAAACAGTGAAGACTTCGCCTTGGTTGTATGGTGACAACGGCGCGGTTGTTATTAGCGTAACTTGTGCTGACATATCAATGGCTCCTTACTTAATACTTAGTTACTATTTTACTGCAGTCAACTTAGCAAATGCTTCTGTCAAGCTGAGTTGGCCGTCTAGGCGTTCGCCAACTTTCACAGCAGCGCGGTGCTTTTCAAAGCTCGTGCCTTCTTGTGTAGACACTTCTGCGAACATCTGTTCTCGGTCGCCGATGTAGTAGTAGCTCACGTCACCGAAGTAGATTTCAGATTCGTTCGTTCCGGCTCCAAGGTTCGTAGGAATATCGTCTTGGATGATTACAGGGTAACCGTTAAGAGTTGGATTGTCCTTGTTGTCAATTTCTGGGTGCAACTTTTTGCCGTCAGTGCTGCGTAGGTTGCTGATCAACTTCTTACGGCTGTCATGCATGATGAATGCAGCGTTCACTCGGTATTGGCGAGGAAGTGCGTATTCAAGGTTGGTAATATCGCTGTCAGCTAAGTTTGCACCGGCTTGTGCAACTGATTGGCTGATTGTGTAAGTACGGATACCTTTAGGTTGACCTGTACCGCTTCCAACCATGAAAGCTGTGTCTTCTGTTAGTGCTAATGCACGAGCGAAGATGCGAATGATGTAGTCCTGGATTGATTCATTGATTGCTGAGTCTTGTAGTAACTGGCGTGACTGACGTGAGATACCTGCAAGCATGTTCACTGCAAGAGTTACTAGTGCGAATGTAGGATCGCTTTGCGTGATGGTCGCAAGTTCAGTTGTCCAGTTTACTGATACTGTGTTCGCTTCAACTGGCATTTCAAGCTTGTCGCTTGTCATCGGTACTACAGTCGCGTACTGGCGAATCTGTGCGTACTTATACTTCTTCTCAATGAGAGTTCGGTAGAATTCGTTAGGCACAACGTAACCACCATCTGCGGCAACGCCTTCAGATAGGTCACGAAGAACGGCTTGATCACCTTCGCCTAAGCTCTTTAAGAAGTTGCCAACAACTTCGCGTGCTTCAGCATCTTTGTCAGCTGCAGCACCTTTTGATAATACTTCTTGCTTGTGTGCGTCTGAGAATGCTTTTAGTGCCGCGTGGTTTTCAATCTCGCTTTTAACTACTTCTGCAATCTCTTCCTTTGTAAGTGTAGACATGGATGTTGTTCCTGTTTAATTGCTATTCAATCTTGCCCAACTTGTAGTCGAGCCCCTCGCGAACTGCTTTCGCAAGCTCTTCCTTCGCGTCTTCGGTTCCACCATCCGGCTCATCTGCGGGTGGGTCGGCCTGTTCATCTGGTTCTACAGCCGGGACTTCTGGTTCTTCGGCCTCTTTATGGGCTGCAAGACCTTCAATGCTCTTTTGTAGTTCAGCGAACTTATCGTCGATGTAAGACTTGGTTTCTGCGTTCATACTTTCATTATCCTTTTCTGCTTCATTAATTGTCAATGATTTTATTAGCTTTTCAGCCTGCTTCACCATGATGCCCTTTTGGCGATCAGATAGAACCCCTTCTTCAAAGGCAAGGACCAATGCGTCCGGGTTGGCCGGCACGGTTACGCATGAGACTTCTAATAGCTCACACTTGGTGAACGTGTAGCCGTCTTCCCAGTTGCCTTCGTATTCAAGAGGGATGAAGCCGACAGAGAAGGCGCGGAGGTATCCGCCCTTGTAGCTGTTGTATATGGCGTCAACAAATAGAGCCCACTCAGATGGGTGCTCAGGGTCGCTGCTTAGTTCCGCGATAGTCGGGAACTTGGCCTTGAAGAATAGGTTGCCGTCACGTAGGCCCACTTCAGTAGCCATTGCCACTGCAGGGTCCCTGTAGTTGTGGCCCCATGGGATGACTGGGTTGCGGACGAAGTTGCCCAGCTCCCAGCCGGTCTGAACGATGCTGTCGCCGTATCGGTCAACCGTTGCCGTTGAGCCGATGAACTCGATCGTTCGTTCCTTCTCATCCAGACTCTTGATCTGGAACGGAATAGTTGTGCGAACTACCTGATCTTTTACCTCAGCTGGGTCCGCATCCAGGGTGATGGTCTTACCAAAGGCTCGAGCGATGTGTCGTTCTTTGGTTGGTGCCGTAGTGCTCATGCATAAGAGTTCCTGTTTATGTCTTAATAATAGCAGATTTTGAACAATGCAAATGGATATTCCGAGACACGACAGCGGTCTTCACGGGAAGACGCCACGAGCGCTGCTAGGTTCGCCACCGTGGACCTGACGGAGTCGTACCTGGACTACCTGCCTCAGTCTGTCCTGGACCGCTACGAGTTCGCAGAGGTGCGCAATGCGGCGGGCATCCTTGCTGCCACCAATGAGGATGCGTTCAACGAGATGGTCGATGTCCTCGACAACTTCCGACTGCTCACAACGGACCTGGTGAACCCTGGCGGCTCCGAGTCCGAGCTTGCCGCGCGTCTGAACCTCGCTTTTCGCAGTCAGGGGTGGCGCGAGGCTCGCGTTGACACGCACATGAAGCTCTCGCTGCGGACGATGCCGTTCGCTTTGGCCGGAGAGACGGAACCAACGGTCATCGACACCGAGACCACGAACGAGGGCTACAAGGTAGACAACTTCAAGGACCGGCTGGCTCTTGATGTTGAGTGGAACGCCAAGGATGGCAACCTCGACCGAGACATCGGTGCCTACCGCGCTCTGTACGACAACGCGTTGATTGATGGGGCTGTCATCGTCTCGCGCACACAGACCGACCTTCGCGCGCTGGGCTTCAGGCTGGGCAAGAAGGCCGGCATGTCTGATGACCAGGCGAAGAAGATTCTCGGGACGACTACGACGACCAACAAGGACAAGCTGCTGCCCCGCATGACGCGAGGTGACAGCGGAGGATGCCCGCTGCTGGCGGTGTTCATCTGCGCAAAGACGCTGTGACACGCCGCGCGGCTGTGGTTCCGTGGCGGTCTAAGATCCGTTAGGGTGCGCTCTGAAGATCCATTTCTGAGGAGTCATCTGTGGCAGCGCCGCTTCGTGAGCCGATCGTCCCTCCGCCGTTCCCGGAGATTGATGGTGGCTGGACGACCATTCTGGCCGACCCGCCGTGGCGGTTCCAGAACCGGACGGGCAAAGTAGCTCCGGAGCATCGTCGTCTAGACCGCTACTCCACAATGGAGCTTGATGACATCTGCGCTCTGCCAGTTGCTGAATACACCTCCAAGAACGCGCATCTCTATCTCTGGGTGCCGAACGCGCTGTTGCCGGATGGGCTTCGCGTCATGGAGTCGTGGGGCTTCCGCTACATCTCCAACGTCATCTGGGCAAAGCGCCGCAAGGATGGCGGCCCCGATGGCCGCGGAGTTGGCTTCTACTTCCGGAACGTCACCGAGATTCTGCTCTTCGGTGTGAAGGGGTCAATGCGCACGCTTCCCCCGGCTCGGTCACAGGTGAACATGATCGAGACGCAGAAGCGCGAGCACTCGCGCAAGCCTGATGAGCAGTACGACTTCATCCAGCGATGCTCGCCCGGGCCGTACCTTGAGTTGTTCGCGCGGTACCCGCAAAAGGGCTGGCACGTATGGGGCGAAGAGGCGGACATTGAGACGGTACCTCGCGGCAAGGTCCACAAGGGATACCGAGGAGCCGACGTGGATGTGCCTCACCTGGAGAGCCGGGAACGCCTGACTAAGGAACAGTCACTGAAGCTCTCCGCAGAGTTTCGGGACCGGTACATGGCCGGTGACAGCATCAGAGACATCGCTGATGCCAGTGGCTACTCCATCGGGCGCGTACGTAGGTTGCTGCAGCTCGCAGAGACGCCGATTCGCAAGAAGGGTCGTCAGAAGGCGAGCTAGTAGTCGGTCTCTATGTAGACCTTCGCTACTTCAAGGTTGTCGGCAGCTGCGACAGCACCGTTACGAACCTCAGCCTTGAATGCCATTCCCGTGTTCACTGCTGGTAAGTCCGTGTTGTAGCTGGTGTCTAGGACAACGGCTCCGTTGTGCAGATTCGTGATGCGCACGTACAGGTCAGAACCGTTTGGCGCCATGTACATGACGAGGTCATAGCCGTGTGATGTGTTGGCACGAGCGGCGTTGGTAGCGCCAAGGTCAACCTTTGTCGCTGTTCCAGAGCCGTCATTGCGCATGAAGTACCAGTTGCCGGTATTGGCGTCAGCGGCGTCGTACCCCATGCCGCACATGTTCACCAGCGCGGATGGTTCTCCTGCGAGCGCTCCCGTTGAAGCACACAGACCAACGAACTTCTGGCCGCCGTTGAGGTTGATGTTGTGGCCGAGTTGAGCCCGGAAGAAGAAGCCTCCGAACCCGGCCGCGTTGCCTCTGAACCACTGGGTGTAGGCCGTGCGCATTCCTGATGCGTTCCCGGCAGTCGTGGATGTCTGGAATCTCTTTCGCCATGTGGCGAGCCAAGGGTTGGCAGAAGCGATTGTCTGCTGAACCGACATGGTCGCTGCCGTAGTGAGTGTGCCACCGATTGCCGATGGCGCAGTCGTTCCAGAGGCCGGAGATACGAGGAAGATGGCGTTGCCGTGCAAGCCGACCTGCAGGATGGTGTCGATGCCAGCAGGCCCGATAATCTTTGGAAGATGCCGGCCAGCAACACTCTTGGAGTAGAGCAATAGACCGCCACTAGGAGCGGTTGGGTCGCTGGTAGATACGAGCTTGAGGTTGCCACCATCGACTTCCACGTTTGCTGCACCAGCGAAGGCACCAGCGTTGTTGTACTGAAGCTCGCCAGTGGAGCCACCAGGGCTGCCACCACCACCGCCACCAGGGGTCGTGATGTCGGTTTCGGTCCCGGTGTCGTCCTTGATGTAGAGCTTGCCGTCCGACTTGGCGTAGACGAACACGTAGCCACTTGGTGGCGTACTGGGCGCAGCTATCTCCTTGACTTGGAACTGCTGCTCGTAAGACGGGACGCTGAGTCGCTTCACCATGGCCTACCCCGTGATCACGACTCTTATGGCATTGCTAGCTGGAGCTGAAGCGAAGGCGAACGTCGTCTGCGTGCCCGATGTCAGCGTGATGTCGCACTCGATGAGAGCGCCGGTAGATACTTCAAAGGCTTGAGCTGTCACGTATTGCGAGCCAAGGCCGTGTGTGACTGCGATTGACGTTGCTGATCCGTCGCCGATGGTCGCTGTGTACTTGCGAGCGAAGTCTGCAAGTGCTGCAGGGGTAACGGCTCGAGCCGTGTCGGTCTTTGCCTGAGCTTCTGCTTGCGTTGCGAGCTCCACCTTGCCTTGCACGGTGGTGCTTGCTGCAGGGAGTGAGCCAGTGCCTTGTAGAACGAATGTGAGGCCAGTTGTGCCAAGCGTGATAGCGCCGTCGTTGCTCAACGTCCATGTGGTGTCAGCGTTGGCCGTTCCTTCTTGAACGAGCACGGTCGCTTGCTTGATCTCGGCTGACGTATCGGCGTCCGTAGCGCGTGTTGGAGCGCCGGATGCGTTCACGACGTAGATGCCGTTCTCAGCTGGAGCCGCCTGGTCCTTGATGAGGATGCGATCACCAGTCGCAAGGGTCACGCCGTCTATGGCGTCGCCGTTCTCAAATGATGTAGCTAGCGTGCCGGCCGCTGTTGTTGCTGCGCGAACTGGGTTCTTCCAAGAGACACCGTTGACGAGGTTGTCCACGTAGTTCTTGGTTGCTGCATCTGTCGTAGCGGTCGGGTCTGCTAATGAGGTGATCTTCTGGCTGTTCAAGCTGACTGATGCTGTGGCAGTGCCGCTGAGGTCGCTCATGGTCGCGTTGCTGAAGCCGCCAGCGCCATTGCCTTTGAGCACGCTGGAGCCGCTTGTTGCTGGCGCGTAGTCGGTGCCGGATACGGCTGCGCTTAGAACGCCCGATGCCAGCTTCGCGAGGCCGGTGATGGCTGCTCGCTTGAGTGTCTTGCCGCTCGTGCCGGAGAACAGCGCAACTTCGCTGTCTACTGATGATGCAGGACCAGTGACGTCGCCGGAACCGCCACCACCTTGCACGGTGAGGTCAACCCAGCCACCGCCGTCGTAGACGTACAGGTTGTCGTCTGTCGTGTTGTAGTAAATCTGGCCTTGGACCGGGGAGCCGGGAGCTGAAGCCAGTTGCTGAATGACTGCGTTCTGCAGCTCGTTCTTCGCTAGGTCAATGTTTGTGAGAAATTTCTTTGCCATGCATGATGTCTCCTAATTACATAATATTGTGCCGCTGAACGGTGCTGAGAAAGTTACAACGAACTGGTTGCTGTTTGTGTGATCCACATCGCCGATGCATTCATCGCCCGTCGTGTCGATGATGGTCACGGCTGGCTTATGCCCGAGATTGTGGTTCACGATGATGGTTGATTGGTTAGTGAAGTCCTGCTCGAACGTCACTGAAGTCCCTGCTGGTCCCTGTGGACCGACTGACGCCTCTTGCAGCACTGTCACGCTCTGAGTGGTCTCTATGACGTCCACGGCGTGCTCTTGCACGGAGACGGTCCGAACCTCTTCAACGACTAGCAGCTCTATCACGTCGTCACCTCGCGTTCTAGCGTCAGGTCGCCCTGCACCAGGCGGATGACTTCGCTGTCAGGCTGTACAAGTTCTAAGTCGTATGTGGCTGTGGAAAAGTCAAAGGCTGTCGTGGTTGCCGTCTTGATCGTGACGGTCACAGTGCCGGCTGCACCACCTAGTGTGATGACATCGCCGTTGGCCGTTGGGGTTGTGGATAAACTGAGTACAAGTGCCCCGGACGCGTCCTTAATCTTCATACGGGCGTTGTAGCCAGTGAGATTGACTGGCGTAGCCGTGGCTTCAGTCGCCCCGGACTTGTATGTGAACTGCTTCGTCCAAAGTGCGCCTTGTTGGATTGCGGTGCTGTAAATTGCTGCTTTCATCTACTTCAATATTACTCCGTTTATGCGTCTTTTAATATAGGCAACAGGACACAGCGGCAGTTGCTGTGCAATGGCGGACCGTCTATGTCTTCGTAGTCAAACTTGATAGTCACGAGCTTCTCGTTGCCGTCTGCATCCACGACAGGGTTGCCGTTGGCGTCCAGCTGCGGCGTGGTCATGCTGGAGCCCTTCTTGTAGAAGGTCTTTGTGAGCCCGATGGTCTTGCCGTTCATCGGTGAGCAGTAGCTGCACACGCGTTCGTCTCGCGCGGTGTACCACTCTTTGCCAGCCACTTCATCGGACTGGACCCACGCTTCAATTGCGCTGAACGTCTCGGCCTTGATGGTCTCGGTGCGTGCGATGCGTTCGGCTCTGTAGCCAGCTGCAGCGCCGTAGACGGACTCAATGCGCGCCCGTATCTCATTGATGCTCTCGCCGTTGCTGAGCCCTTGTGCGAGCTCTGAGCGCAGTTGCTTGTCGGTCTCTTCGTTGATGGAGCCAGCTACGAGCTTGGTGCGGTTAAGAACGAAGTCCAGGACGGCAGGGTCGGAGCCGTTGAACGAGCCAGGGGACACAATCAGCATGGCTGCTTGGCCGGCCTCGTTGATCTGGTCGCGAAGTAGCGGTTGGAACAGCAGCGCCAGGCGCTCTGTCTCGGCTTCCATGTCAAACAGCGGGTCTGATGGGGCTTTGGTGATGCCCTTGCCAACAAGGTCCTCGACGTTCGCGAGGACTATCTCCTTCTGTGTATTGAAGAACTGTCGAGAGGTGGACAGCCAGCGGGGACGGTACTCATCGGCACGTTGGTTCTGAGCTGCAGCTCGCGCTTCGCCTATGTCGTCGCGATCAGCCGTTTTTTTTTACCCCCAAGGGATTTCGAGCTGTCAGGAGCGTCGTCTGCCGGGTCTTCCGGCTTCTCTTCGGGCGTGTCTGTTGGGTCAGCTGGGTCAAGCTTCTCAGTGCCAAGCGGCACGAGATTGGCATCTACGTAGAGCACATCGCCACCAGGCAGCGGCTCGTCGCCGAGTTCCGCGCGTACTTCGTTGATGGTGCGGTACTTGTTGATCGACTCAGTGCGTTGCTTGTGGAGGAACTGCTTGTCTTCAGGTACTGGGTCCACGTACCCAATCACGAGCTTCTGGTCATAGGCAGGGGCCAGCTTGGAGTTGATAGCTGAAACTTCCTTGCTCATGAGCGGCTTTACAGCGCGCTTGGTGTGGTTGTACTCAGCGGTCTCCATGTTGGAGCGGCCATCGCCTTCAACGATGCCGAGAATGGTGCGTGACATCACGAACATGGCCAGTATCTGGTCGCGGTTGAACTTGCGACCTTCTAGGTACTCCATGTCCTTCTGCGTGACCGTCAGGACCTTGGCCTTCAAGCCTTGTTCGAGTAGCGCGGTCTTGTGCGCTTGATTGGCGCCGCGGTGTTCGTCATCCCATTGCTCTTTGAGTCGGTCAAAGACGTTGTCGTCCAGCTTGGCGTCGGTCTCTAGGACCACGTCAGGACGGGCAGAGTTGCGGAAGAAGGCACGGGTCCAGTCAGCGGAGTTTGCGTCAGTCTCAATGGCTCGTGCAGATGCTCGTACGACGCTCATGCCGCGATAGATGCTGTTGGGGTCGGTCAACGGGATATGGACAACGTCTTCCGCTAGCCAGGGCACATCTTCGCCGCCCACGCGGTAAATCCAGCCCTTGATAGAGCCGTCAGTGTCGGTGACGTGCTTCATGCCGTACGGGAACATCGGCCACAGCTGAACTGGTAGGCCAACGCCGTTGCGGACGATGCCCCAGAAGGCTTCTCCGGCTAGCAACATATGGAGGAATGTCATCTCTTGGAACGTGATGCCGGACTGAACTGGGTTCGGCTTCTCCATGAGGTCTAGCAGGATGTGGCTATCTAGCTCCTCGAGCTTTGGCTTGCCGTTCGCAGCCTTTGTCTTCTGCAGTTCGCGGAGTAGTGATGGATGCAGCTCTAAGCGGCGTGCCACCTTCTGGCTCTTCGTGCCGGTCCGGTTGGCGAATGCCTGTAGGTCGATGAGGGCGGCGTCCTGAGCAATCACCTTGCTGGCCGCGTAGACCCAATCAAGGTAGGCGCGGAGCTGTTCGCGCTGGTTGCTGAATTTGAGGGAACCTGAATTGAGCGGGTACACCTTGTCGAAGAGCTGGTCAAACGTTAGATCGTCGGTGCTCTTCTTTGCGTATCCCAGTGGTTGAAGTATTCGTTCTATGAGTGAAGCCATGTTGTCTCGCTTACTTACAATATATCCTAATTGTCACATAAAATGCACGTATTTGCTATAAGAATCTAATGCTTGGTTCGGTCGGATTCGCAACCGCCTCGTATATTGCGGCTAGTACGTCAGGGCCATCGTCGTGCTTGTTCTTGCCCTTCTTCTGATACGAGCGCAGGTGCTTGTAGAACTCGGGCCACTTGTGCTGCCAGCCACGAGGGAAGATGACGTTGCGGTTCACCCACGCGCTGGATGCCAGGATGCGTGCCTCCTTGTTGGCGGTCTGAGCTACCCACGTCACGATGACGGACCGGTTGCCCCGCTCCCGGAGTAGTCGCTCCACGTTGCGAGCGAAGCCACGGCCACCGTTGTTGCTCTCAATGACAGACTCGTTCACGTCGTCTGCGTCCAGCATGTCGGCGACACCGGGCTCGGTTGTCTCCATGCCTTCGTCGGTGAAGTAGACGTCGGTGACGTACGCCTGGCCGTCGTGGACCACGTAATCAACGGAGCAAAGGAAGTCAGCGCCCTTGTCGGCTGTATCGGTGTAGTTCCACTTCTTCAAGCCAGTGGCCGGCAGTGCGTCGTACTCAGTGAACGGCTGTTGGTAGAGCCGCCCTTCAACGTCTATCGGTTCCTGGTTGTAGTTGGCCTCCACGATCTCGCGGGCCATGTTGCGGGTCTTGATCTCGTAGTTGTGGGCGTTGAGTATTGAGTCGCAGAGCATGGAGCCATCAGGCTGCACAGCTTTGAAGGTGATGTGTTCTACCTCTTCGCCGTACTCATCAAGGATGCGGCCAGCTAAGTCCTGCGTTGCCCAGCGCGTCATGATGACGATGACCTTCCAGTCGTCGCCTTCCGTTCGTTGCATCATCGTGTTGGTGAACCAGGACCAGTGCTTCTCCAGGACCAGCTCGGAGTACGCCTCGGTGTCGTTCTTGATGATGTCGTCTATAAGGATGAGGTTCGCTCCGAAGCCCGTAGCGGTCCCGGTTGGTGACGTTGCGAGGTAGTTGTCCTGTGAGCTGCCTTCAAGCGCCCAGAGGCTTGCAGAGGCTTGCCCGTACTTTATCTTCGTGTCTTTGAAGATGTCGCCGTAGACAAGCGGCCGGTCTGTGATGTCACCAGCTGTTGGCTGCTCTTCAATCGTGTCGCGGACCTTGCGAGCAAACGTGGTGGACAGCGTCTCGTTGTAAGAGCCGGTCATAACCTTGCGCGTGTTGTCCTTGCCGAAGTACCACTCCACGAAGCCGGAGCCAGTGAAGCTCTTGTAGTGCCGGGGCGGCACGTTGATCAGCAGGAAGCGCTTGTCGTTCTGTTCAATGAACGCCTGCATCCGCTCGGCCATGGTCTTCAGGAACATGCGGTCCGGCGTGTAGTGCTTTGGGTATCGAAGCGTGCAGTACTCATAGAACTCGCGGCGTGCCAGTTCGATGTGTGCTTCAAGTCGGATGCGTTCAAGATCCTGCATTCACCGGGCCTCGTGCGAGCTGGCGCAGCTCTTCAGTCGTTAGCGCGGCGTATGGGCTTGCTTCTGCTGAGGTTGGTTCAACCATGATGTTGATGCCGTAGCCATGCTTGGCCAGAGCCTCAAAGGCGCGCGTGTCGCCGGCCATTGCTTTGATCGCCATAGCGCGGAGGATGGCCTTCATCGGCTTGCCTTTGTAGTTGGTGATGTTGCCTGCGTTGTCCAGGATGAAGCCCTCGAACTTATCGTCTTCAAGCAGCTCGCGGATGTGCGTGGATATGTGCTTGTATCCAGGCTTCGGTCCTGCCGGGTTGCCAGACTGGCCGGGCTTGAACTGGGTCTTCTTGCCAATGTCTGGAGGCATCCCGTTCTTCAGGAGCTTCACTTTGGCAGGCTGCTTCGCCTGGGTTTCGCCTGACTTTTTAGTACCACTCATATACCATTATGTATAACGTATTTGTTCAGAAAGAGCAATACTGAAACCAGTGCTCAAAGGGGCACTTGTTCGCTGTTTGTTCGCTTCCCTGCCGCTATTTTGTCAGTTGTAGGAATTGCAACAGCTACCCCTGTAGATAATAAAGTCCCCCTGCCGTCAAGTCGGGGCGGGGGACTTTTCTAAGGTGTTAATCAAAAAACATGTGACACCCATAGCGCTCAGCGGGGGACCCACTAAAGCTATGGGGTAAGGCTACTGCTCTAGTGCGTCATGCCATGCATCACTTGCCTGCAGGAAGATGTCCAACGCGGCATCGTGAGCCTTGCGCTGGTCGCTCTTCAGAACGTCTCGTGCGGCGTCTGCTCGGCCGGCTTGGTAAGCGAAGAATAGGGCGCAGGCTTCATGGCCTAGGTCCGTGATTGCGCGCTGCCATAGCAGGTCGCCTACGTGCTGTGTGTCTAGTCGTTCTCTACTCATCACATCCTTCCTGCTACCGCTTCTGCGGGCAGCTGACTTCCATTCTTGGTACACCAGGACCAGGCGTTGGACGTGTGCCAATCCTGACTTTGGTATTGGTGCCATCACTGAACTCGGTGTAGCAGTAGATGGCTTGCTCGGTGCTGGATATGTCCTCGTAGATGACGTTGAAGAATAGGACGGTTGGTGGTTCTGGCGTTGGCTCAGCTGGCGTCTCTACGGCAGGCTCAGCCACTGCAGGTGCTGGAGTCGGTGGGGTCTCAGTAACTTGTGAGTCTGAGACTGGCGCTTGCTCTTGTATCGCTGCCGGGACATCTTCTGGAGCGGCGATTGGCTGCTCCTGGACCACGGTCTGCTGTTGTTCTGCTGCCGGGATGACTGTTGCGTCTTCCCCATTCGTCACGACAGTTGCGGTCGTGATCGCGCCTACGGCAAGCAGGGCGCTGATAATGAACTTAGATTTCATTGCTTGGTCTTTCTGGGTACTGTTCGGGGTACGCCTCCCGTCTTAATCTCGTATCGGTTGAGTGAGCGAGTGTGTGTGGGTAGCAGTAGTCGCTGTCTGAATCTGCTGGGTTAGTGCAGTCCTTGCAGAAGCGGCGGAAGCGGTTCATGCGTTGGCGGATGTCGCTCATGCTGCTATTGCCTTCTCCAACGATCCAGCTGGCACGAGGTCATAAGCACGGCGGTAGTCGCACGACCGGCACTTCCACGCAAGAATGAGATGCGGTGCTGCGGGGCCACCGTAATCACGCGCTCTGAAGCCATCGTGGTACTGGACCTTCACGTTGTGATCTACGCGTTGGCGGATGACTACGCGGTGTAGCTCATGGGTGTGAATCTTGGTCATGACGCCTGGCTCCTGCGCATCTTCTGGCGCTGCTGCTTCGTAGTGCCGCCCCATACGCCTTCAAGCTCGGGGTGCGCTAGCGCGTGAGCGAGGCAGTCTTCTATGACAATGCACTGCTGGCAGATAAGGCGGGCCATGCGGGATATGCGGTATTGGCCAGTGTCAGGGAAGAACGCCTCCGGGTCAGTCTGGGCGCAGATGCCGGCGTCCTGCCATTCAAGTCCCCTTCTAGTTTCACTCATCAGGACATCTCCCAGTCGGGATACAGCATGTCCCGAGTTTCTTCCGTGTAGTCAAAGCCTTGGTGGTGGGCTGCACCGGTTGAATCACGCTTCATCGTCAAGCCCTTTGATCCACGCATTTAGTGCTTCTACTGTGGCAGTCACTTCATTCAATAGCCATGCATCAGTGTTTTGCCTTGTGATCGGCTCATAAAGCCTCGCATCTGTGTATGTGATGACTCGCAGGAGAGACGTGACATCTTCGTATAGTTCATCTTTTGTGAGTTTCATCGCTGCGCCTTCCTGCCAGCTGTTCGTGCAGCATTGCGGCGCTTACGGTCCTGGCGGTACTTGTTAGAGCCTGGCTTGCCAAAGACTCGTGTGATTATCCGGTATGTACGGACTCGTTCCCTATTCAGATTGTGTCCCAGCAGATTCATGACTTGCTGCCTTCCATCGCGTCCATGTAGCGCTTGCGGGCTGACGTATAGCGCTCCCGCGCTGACTCCAACGCCTTAGCTCGCTTGCGCGAGAACAGTTTGAAGTAGCCAAGCGCGTCCCGATACGCAGCGGCGTAATCAATGCCGGCGGACTGCTGTTCAAAGTAGAGCTTCCACTGCTCTGGCGTGCCGTTAAACGGCTCCATCATTCTTGGTATATGTATGGGCATTACACCCCCCTTCCTGCCTTTAATATTGTTTCTACTGCACCGAATACCTTGCGCACAGACTTGTCAGATGGGCGCTCTTTGCGCAGCCAGCCTTGGATGTAGGCACGGCTCTCTGACTCGTTCATGTGCTCTAAGGCACCGACTTCCTTCATAACGAGAAGGGCGGTTGCTTCGGCTTCAAACTCCATGTGGCCACGGTGTGTCTGATACTCCGCATGGCCTTCATCGCTCGTGTGACCGAGAACGATGTGCGCTGCCTCGTGGGCAAGCGTCTTCAGTGGGTACGGCGCGACCGGGTTGACCGCCAGCTTGCGCTTGTAGCTGTAGCCCTGGGTGTTCCCGTCCATGAGCTGGAAGGGCACTTCTTCTATGTCCAGGTTCTTCAGAGCGGTGTCTGGTGACCAGTTGGCCGGCTCGTACGGCGGTAGTTCTTCGCCTGTCGTCTCTGACAGCGTGAAGAGGCAGTTCACGTACTTGAAGCCTCTGAGCTTCTGGACCTCTTCGCCTTGCTCGTTCAGCGCCTTGAAGAACAGCGGGCGCATAATGGTCTTGGCCTTGCTGCCCTTCTGCACCTGGCGGCCGAGCTGCTGCCACCGCTTGTATGTGGCTACGGGCTCTTGAACGCCCTGCATGAAGAGCAGGACCTGGTTCATGAAGCTGTAGTTGTAGAAGCGGTTGTACGTGTTGCCGAGTGATCCGGGCACAGTGAGCGCTAACTCAATGAGCTCGAGCCATTCGTGTGACTGCTCTGCTTCGTGGTTGGTTCCCAATTCTGGTAGTTGTATTGCTTCACTCATAATTGTTCTTTGTGCGAGGGTCCCTGTTACCGAACCCTCGCAAGGGGGGTATAAGGTGCAGTCAGCGCCACATATCAGAACGCTGCTGCGTAGGCGAGGCAAGGATTCGCACCTTGCATTCTCGTGTTCCTAGGTCTGTGAGGTGTGACCTGCTCAGCCTTCCGGTACTGAGCACACTCGCCGTTCCGTTGGGCTAGCGTCTACCTATTCCGCCACTCGCCATCATTCTGCACATTAAGCGCAGATATGCGGTGGAGGAGGGTAGCATCCACCGCGTACCTAGGCTCAAAATGTGTTAGACGTATGGTGCTAGTAGCAACGACATACAGCCCGTCAAAGCATTCACAGTATCGTTGTCACGATGCGACGGCTGACCTTTCACCACAGACTACTTTCACTAGTACTTCATCTGCGCTGCGTTTATCGGTTGCTCTGGAGTGGTTACTACCAGCACTACTACGTCCAACTGTTAATGTGCTAGCTACTCCCGGCTATGTCGTCCGGGTAGTGCTCACTCATGACCCCTCGCAATGCCAATTCGGCAAGGTCACGAGCTGCTACTGCCTGCCAGTACTCCGACATCTTCTTGGCGTACTCTGCGTGCGCTTGAAGGTGTGCGTCATCTAGCCGGGTTGGATCAAACTCCTGCATATGTTCCTATCTGCGTTGCTTTACAACGCGGTACGTATGGTCGAGGTGCTCGGGTAGCCAGAGCTTCTCCAGCCATCGGCGACGGTCTTTGTAGTCCGCAGTCTCTGTGCCTTTTGCCTCTAGCAACTCGTAGCTGCCATCGTTCAGATGAACCCTGAAGTCAACCTTGTGAGTCTTCTTCAACACCGGGTTGCCGGCCTTGTCGTATGCCCACATCTCAACCTTGTACTGCCGCTCCCAGTCAACAATCTCGCCGGCCTTCTTGCGCATATCCAGGTCCATGGCAACTGACGCCTCAAACTTGGAGTCGTAGATGATGCCGTTGTACTTGGTGCGCTTGGCGCCGTACTTGTTGACGTATTGAACTTGGTACATATATTTGATCCGGTGCATCTGAGCACCTGGGCAAGCTGCAGAATCGCGGGCAGCTGCCCCAGCTATGCAGATGCGACACTTGCGCCGGGGAACCCGTATTGAACCCCTATTGGAATTGCCTGCCGTCACGGAATTTGGTCAGCGATGCCATCGCCGACAACTAGCAGGGCGCAAGAAGCTGGTTGTCTAAGAACGAATCCGGCGGGTCTCAAACATGGACTCGAACTCCGGATGCTGCTCTATGAGCAGTCGGGTGTAGCGGCTCGTGTAGCTGTTGTTCAGCTTGAAGTCGTCACCCTTAGT